ACTTCGACTCTAGTAGCTTCTTCTCTGGCGCATTCTCTGACGAAGTAACTGCTTTGGGCAGCACCGGAACTGCTAAGACGATTACATGTAGCAACGGTAACGTATTTACAGCCACGTTAACTGGTAACTGTACATTTACTATAGCGACCCCAAATAGCACGGCAAACAGAGCGACTTCGTTTACGTTGATTTTAACTAATGATGCGACTGCGGGTAGAACTGTCGTACTTTCTGGCGGAACTTTTAAATATCCCGGTGGATCAATTAGTAGAACAACAGACGCAAACGCAGTAGATATTTGGTTCTTTTTCTCGCCCGACAATGGAACGACATGGTACGTAACTATACCGGCTGCGAATTTAACTACTTAGGTTAATTAGGTGCTTTAATGCTAGGCTTTTATCCTATAGCTTCAGCCCCTTTAGCAGACGACGGTAATGTTTCTGTTAGCGTAACCCTGTCCGGCGTTCAAGCTACGGGGCAGCTTGGTACTGCTGCGGTCTATGCAGAAGCCATTGTTAACGTCTCTGGGGTTTCTGCTACCACTGCGGTGGGCAGCGTTTCAGTAGAAGCCGACGCTAATGCTTTAGTTACAGGGGTTGCGGCCACAGGTAATACCGGTTCAGTAATTGTTGACCTAACTACCAGAACAGATGTAACAGGCGTAGAGGGCACTGGAGAGATAGGCACCCCTGTCGTTACTGCCACTGCCATAGTTGATGTTACGGGTGTAGAAGGCACCACAATACTTGGCAACGTCGCCGCTGAAGCCGATGGGGCAGTTGAAGTCATTGGTAATGCCGCCACTGGCGAGACAGGCACTGTCGCTGTAATAGGCGAAGCAGTTGTTGCCGTTACTGGGGTTCAAGGCACTACCGCACTAGGCACAGCAACAGTCGAAGCAGGTGCGATTGTTGCGGTTACCGGTGTAGAAGCCACGGGTGCTACGGGTAGTGTTGAAGTAGAAGCCGACACCAATATTGCGGTTGTTGGCGTAGAAGCCACTGGGCAGACTGGAACGGTTGAGGTAACTGGCACTGCCGTTGTTGCAGTTACCGGAGTGATAGGAACCACAGTCCTTGGCGAAGAGACCGTTACTGCCGGAGCAAATGTTAACGCAACAGGCGTTGTAGGTACGGCTCAGCTAGGGAATGTCTCTCTAGTAACTAGCAATATCATAGAGGTTACTGGAGTCCAAGGCACTACAGCGCTTGGTACGGCGACCGCAAAGGCAGACGCTAATGTCAATGTTACGGGCGTCCAAGGCACGACTGCACTAGGTGAAACTACCGAAACAGGGACCGCCATAGTGTACGCAATTGGCGTACAGGCCACGGGTATAATTGGAAATGTGTTAGTATGGGGCGAAATTATCCCCGACCAGAATGCAAACTGGGTAGACGTAGACAATAGTCAAACTACGGGTTGGGTAGACGTAGATTCTAGCCAAACACCAAATTGGACGGAAATAGCAGCATGAAAATAGTAAACGACGCAAAAGATTTAGGAACAGCAATCGATCCCAAACACGAAGTTGAACTTTTGTGCAGCAATTGCGGGTACGATCTTGATGAAGCAGAAATGGCAGCAGACACTTGTTCAGATTGTGGTGAAACACTAAACTTGCGCCAGAATACAAAGATTTACGCAACAAGCGTCCCGCCTGCAGGCGGGAGCACATTAGTATAACTGGAGAGCCCAAATGGCTACTTATCTAAACAATCTCCGGCTCAAAGAAATTGCTACTGGTGATGAAAGTGGCACTTGGGGCACCAGTACCAACACTAACCTTGAGCTAATTACCGACGGTTTTAGTTACGGTACAAAGCAGATGGCGGCTGACGCCAACGAAACTTTTACCATGCCTGATGCTACGGCAGATGCCACGCGCTCACTGTACCTTAAATTTACTTCGGCGGTAGACTTAACAGCAACTCGTGAAATTACACTTGGGCCAAACACGGTATCTAAGACGTGGATCATTGAGAACGCTACTACCGGCGGTCAGATCATTACGATCAAGCAAGGTTCAGGCGCTACGGTTAACGTAGCCAACGGCTCTAAAGTCATGGTCGTCACAGACGGCGCGGGAGCAGGCGCTGCGGTCTTTAATGCTAACCCCACCGAAGTTGGTGGTACGGTTACTAGTGTTGGTGGTACAGGCACAATCAACGGAATTAGCCTTTCTGGAACAGTCACTAGCTCGGGGAATCTCACACTTGGCGGTGCTTTGACTGGGGTAGATTTAACCTCACAGGTAACAGGCAACCTGCCTCTTGCTAACGGAGGCACAGGCGCATCACTTACAGACCCAGATGCGGACCGCATCTTTTTCTGGGACGACTCTGCCGGATCGACTGCCTTCCTTACTGTAGGATCGGGCCTTCAGATTACAGGCACTACGTTATCCTCCACGGACGCAGGTGGTACGGTGACTAGCGTTGCTGTTTCTGGCGGTACTACTGGCCTTACTACGTCAGGTGGTCCGGTTACTACTTCGGGCACTATTACCCTTGCGGGTACTTTAGGGGAAGAAAACGGCGGAACAGGCCTAACCGGATACACTACCGGTGATATCCTTTACGCAAGTGGCACAGATACACTAGCTAAGTTAGGGCTAGGCTCAGCAACGCAAGTGCTAAAAGTTAATTCAGGCGGTACTCAAGTTGAGTGGGCCGATAGCGACATAGCTGTTGAAACTGTAACTCGCACTAGCGACACTACACTTACGGCCTCTAACAATTCTAACTTTATAGACATAACTTCAGGTACGTTTACGCAAACATTTACCTCTGCGGCGACGCTAGGAAATGGGTGGTTTTGTTACATTAGAAACAGTGGCACCGGCGACATAACTTTAGACCCTGACGGAAGCGAGACTATAGACGGCCTTGCTACTTTTATAATGTACCCTCAAGAAGTACGCCTTATAAAGTCTGATGGCACCAACCTAACAAGCACGGTCTTAACTAGTTTCTACAAAGTATTTAGCGCGACAGGAACTTTTACAAAACCTCCCGGCTACAGTGACATTTCTGGAATGCTATGGGGTGGCGGCGGCGGCGGGAGTTCTGGACTTGGAGGTACAGGAGGAGGTGGCGGGGCGTGTCATTCCTTTAGTGTTCCTAGCTCTGTATTTTCGGCCTCTTGCTCGGTAGTTATTGGCGCGGGAGGAGCTTCCGGTGGGCTTAATGGGGCAGGCGCTGACGGCGGGACTTCTTCATTTGACGGCAAAGCATACGCATACGGTGGAACGGGCGGACCATTGGGCAGCGCGCCGGGAGGTAACGGGGGAGGCATTTCTGCGGTAGGTGGCGAGCCGTTGCCATATGTCGCCGGAGGTGGAGGCAATAACCAAGGATTTGGCGGCTCTATAAGCGCGGAGTCTGTAACCTATTACGCCGTTTATGGCGGAGGACATGGCGGTGGATACAATACATATGATTTTTCTGGCGGCCCTTCAGTTTATGGCGGTGGCGGAGGTGGAAGAATAGGTGAACCAGGCGGTACTTCTTCCTTTGGTGGAGATGGAGGAAGCTCGGGAGCAGCGGGGACAATACCTGCGGGTGGTGGTGGAGGAGGGGCATCTGGAGCCGCTGGCGATGGGGCCAGAGGCGAGCTTCGTTTAAGAGGAGTGTTGTAATGAAGGCGCATATTATAGAAAATGGAATTATAGTAAATACCATTGAAGTAGACTCTTTAGACGTTATGCCGAATTTAGTAGAGGCTACTGAAGGGTTTATTGGATGGTCTTATTCTAACGGCGTGTTTGCAGCTCCAGTAATACCAGATGAAGAGGCGGCAAAGCCATTAAGAAAAAAACGAGACTTTCTACTTTCTGAATCAGATTGGACTCAAGTAGCAGATGCGCCAGTAGACCAAGCAGCATGGGCAACGTATCGCCAAGCATTAAGAGACATAACCACTCAAGACAGCTTCCCGCAAGAAGTAACTTGGCCCGAGAAACCGGCGTAGTTTAAAACAGCCTAGGAGGCTATAGAAATGAATCTTGAAGATTTACCCATTGAGATGCAGCAACAAATAGCGATGCAAAAAAATATGGACGACAATAGAAACGCGTCCGTAAGACAATTAGAGGAAGATAGGGCAAAGCTTGAAACCCTCCGCATGGCAAAAGACATTGTTATGGAAAACCACCGATCAACTCCTCCGGGAACTATTATTACGGCGGAAGACGTGCTGACCATAACTGAAAAACTAAGAGCATCTTTGGTATAAAATGGAAGCCTATGCCTATTTTTCTTCCCCTATATACCGTGAAGAGCGACCAGAGTGGGTAGAAGAAACGCTTAAGCATACCCATAAATATTATGAGCAAATAGAACCACGCGTAGTTAAGCAGACGCATCATATGGCAAATGACCCTGACCTTGGGTACTTAGCATCTTACTTTAGAGATAAGGGTGTTAGTATTTTAAAGGATCAGGGTTATTTAACAGATGAATACGAGTTTTACGTTAACGGAATGTGGGGGCAGGAGTTTGCGTGTACCGGCAGTAACATTATGCACGTACACGGCGATAGCCAAATATCGGGGTTTTACTTTTTAGAAGTACCGGAGGGCGGGTCCTACCCCATATTTGACGATCCAAGAGCGGGCAAGAGGATGGCAGACTTGTGGGCAAAGCCAAGCGATCAAGTAACAATGGCTACGCCGCAGATACATTTTAACAACGTGCAAGCAGGAACCATGATGTTATTTAACTCTTGGTTGCCACATATGATTACACCAAACCAATCTAATAGTCCGACAAAGTTTATTCACTTTATTTTGTCTCAAAGAAAAAGGTTTATTTAATGCAGCATCTGCTGACACCGTACTCGAAAGCAATAGAGCCGTTTGCGTGGTGGGAAGGGGGATTTACCGAAGAGCAGCTAGACTGGTTACAAAATC